CTTCGCCTAGTTCGTCGCTGGGTGGGAAAACCCCCGGACCTGCTTCGTCGTTGGGGGGCGAAACCCCCGGACCTGCTTCGTCGTTGGGGGGCGAAACCCCCTGACCTAGTTCGTCGTTGGGGGGCGAAACCCCCGGCGGAACCCCCTTGTCGTTGGGGGGCGGAACCCCCGGCGGACCCCCCGGCAAAACCCCCGTTTTTATAACATTCGCGGGCGCTCGTCTAATTTTTATGTTTGTAATTTGTAAATCCTCCGGTAGTCCTTTATATGCAAAATCGATAAAAATAACATCCTTCTCCGGATGAGTTGTGATTTCAATCTTATCTTCCACTAAATTTGTAATTTGTCCGGTGAAAGTTAATGGTAAATCTCCGCCAAAATTAATATCAATCCATATTCCCGTAAGTAAATTATTTTGTCGCGCATAACCTTCTGCCGTTGCTCGACTTTTTATAATAATGCTGTCAATCGCTTTATTGTCTAGATATCCATCCGTAAGTGTTAATACAATTTCATCCCCATTTGGTTCGTCTAAACGTATTTTATTTGCATCATAATAGTTAATTAAATATACATGTCCATCAATGGCTGGGTCGGTAGGCGCTATGATTTTAATAATATCTCCTAATTTGTAACTCAACTTATTGTAATTTAACTTATCGGACATTACCTTATATTTATAGTAGAATTTTTTATTTAATAAAAAATATTGTTTATTTAATAAAAATATTGTTTATTTTTTGTCTTTATGTGTCTATTTTATTTGTGTCTATTTTATTTGTGTCTATTTTATTTGTGTCTATTTTGCCACTTCAAACACTTTACTGATTTTAGTGTAAATATTTATTGCTTCATTCGCCGCATTCACGATAAAATTGCCCACCGTCACCGTATCTGTTGGATTTTTAAAGCCCAGTCGGATAATGGATTCATCTATATGCGGATGCGGTTTGCGAAAACCACAATAAGATAAGGCTTTGTCGTAATGGGCATTGTATAGCATAAATTCAATTACTTTCCCCAGTGTATAATCTTCGCCTTTGAGTGTGATATCAAAACTATTGGGAATAGTCGTTGCCGAGGCAACAATAACACCGGGCTCACTTTGAATTGTAAACTGTAATTTATTTAATTTAGCAATCATCAGATTGGCAGCCTGGTGTATGATTTCAAAATTGGAAATTGGACCGACCGTTTCAACCATAAAATCAAACGAGTCAGGTATAAATTGTCGCTTAGCCTCTAAAAATTGCCAATCTTTTTCGGCAAAAGCAATCTCCTCAGCGCTGTGGGTTTTTAAGAGCTCGGTTCTTTTTTCTGTCCAGGCGGCTTTCATTTTAATTGGGTCCGGCGTGTTTGCATACACGCAGATTGAGCTTACATTAAACGAACTATCTTCTTTCGCCGTGCCTATATCAAATTTACATTTTAAGGCTAAGCGTTCCCCTTCAATATTTTCGGAAACACGCGGCAATAGACGTGCTAATTCGGGATAATCGGATGTCATTTTATTCGCTGGAAATAACTGTGCCGTCAAGTTAATGTCCTTCTGGTTCGTTTTCACATTTACGACGCTAAAATCAGCGGTTGTAACATATTGAATGGTACTGGTGGTATTCTGCTTATCCACGACTAATATATAGTCTTGAATTGGGAAATCTGCGGGGGCATAAATCGGAATACAACTCAGTCGCTGTTTTAGCAACTCATTATTCATCCGGGTGGTATTTATTTCAAAATTGGCTTTATTTGCTTCATGCGGGGTGGTCCGAAAAACGACCACCGGAATTTCACAGGCAATGCGCCGCAAACCATTAGCGATACTTACATTCACGCCACTCAAAGTGAATGTTAGAATATTATCCTTTTCGGCAATTTTAGCAATATTGGCAGTGACTGTGTTGACGGCAGTAGCAGTATTCATTTCAAAGTCTTGTATATTATAATATTAAATAAAAGTTGTTAAATCAATTTTTTATTTAATATAAGTTTAATTCTAGCGGTTTAAAATAATTATTTTTATATAATGAGTTCCATTTTATATTACAGCACCTACTGTGATAATTGTAATAAACTTCTACAAGTCGTTGCCCGATCTAATTCAAAAAGTGATATGCACTTTATTAATATTGATAAGCGAACGAAGAAACCAAATGGGGCTACTTATATTATTTTAGAAAACGGGCAAGAAATTCTCTTACCGCCCTCCATAACCAAAGTTCCAGCCCTCTTGCTTTTAAACAAAGGGCATCGGGTTCTTTTTGGAAATGATATTAATAATCATTTAGAGGCAAGTAATGTGGCTCAGACAAATTCAATTGTTAAAACTAATGGCGAACCTTTAGCATTTTCCATGGGCAGCGGTGGATATGGCGTTGCTTCCGATAATTACAGCTTTTTAGATCAGGACCCCCAATCTCTCTCTGCCAAAGGGGACGGTGGAATGCGCCAACAGCATCATTATGTTAGTTTAGATTATATGGACAATATTGAAACACCGCCGGATACTTATCAACCCGATAAAATCGGACAAATTTCAACCGAACAATTAGAACAATCGCGAAATAAGGACTTAAATAAATAATACATAAATTAATAATACATAAATTAATAATACATAAATTAATAATACATAAATTAATAATACATTTAAAACTTATTTAAAAAATATAAACGAATTATACTAATTATGAATAAAACACAAGTAATCGAGGCATTTAACACGCATTTTATGGAATTTGTTAAGGACATCGAATTTGTGGTTCCGAACGATAATGATATTATATCAAGCCGAAAAACCCTGAATAAAACTTTAGTACTCATGCCTAAAATGTTGGTTCGCATGTTTCAAGAATCTTTTGTGAAATTTTATAGAACCCAAATTGAAAATGGTGATTTGGATTTTTTCATTAATAACGACTATAAAAAAACGCACGGCTATAAAGATAACGATGACCCCTGGATACTCGAAAAGATTGATTGCCTCCGCGAGCCTGTTCGTAATATGACTGATAAAGATAAAGAAAATGTTATTAAATATTTACAAAATCTGACAAAATTATCAGATTTATATATCAGTTTGCGAAAAATTAATAATAAATAAATAAATAAATATAATAAGTTTGATTTAAATATAAAAACATTAAATCAAATATAAGTAACAATGGCTTCCGAACATGAACCCGCATCTGTGCCCGAAACCGAAACCGCATCCACACCGGAGCAAAAATACACAATACCGGCAGAATTTAAAAAAATAATTGTGGACATGACAAAGGATATTTTGGCTTCTTTTCCCGAACAAGAGGAAAATTTGCACTGTCATTTAAAAAATCTAGTCTTTGAAACCGACAAAGATAGTTTGGATAAATCTTTAGATTTTATGTATATTTACTGCAAAACATTTTATCCGCCTAGATTTTTCGACATTCTTTATCAAAATAATGAAATTTTCGAAAAGGAAAATGAAGAGATCCATTTTTTACCAGGTGTCGATTTTAAAAAATTATGGCATGATAATATTAGCGATAATACACGAAAAACAATTTGGAAATATTTACAGTTGGTTCTTTTTATGGCAGTGGCAGACGCAACGAATGGTCATAAGTTTGAAGATACAACTCAACTATTTGAAGCCATTAATGCAGATGAATTTAAATCTAAATTAGAAGATACTATTGCACAAATGCAGACCTTATTTACTGACCAAGGCACGGCACAGGGCGCAGCAAATGCCGAAAGTGCCAATGCCGAAAGTGCCAATGCCGAAAGTGCAGAGGAAACTGGGAAAACCGGTATTAATTTAGATGATTTGCCCAACCCGAGCGATATTCACGAACATGTAACAGGAATGATGAATGGAAAACTAGGTAAGATGGCGAGAGAGATTGCAGAGGAAACCGCAGCTGATTTAAATATTAATACTGAAAACGCCAGTTCACTTAATGATGTATTTAAGCAACTTATTCAAAACCCCACCAAACTCTTAGGCTTGGTAAAAAATGTCGGCACCAAATTAGACGCCAAGATGAAATCAGGTGATATGAAAGAAAGCGAACTCTTAGCCGAGGCTAGTGAATTAATGAAAAAAATGAAGGATATGCCGGGTATGGGAGACTTGCAGGGCATGTTAAGTAAAATGGGCATGAGTGCCGGAAAGGGTTCAGGTAAGGTTAATGTTAGCGCAATGCAAAGTAATTTAGACCAGAAATTAAAAAAATCGCAAAATAGTGAACGGTTATTAAAAAAGTTGGAAGAGAAAAGGGCACAGCAATTGCAAGCTCAGCAGCTACAGCAGGCACTTGCTCAGTTTCAAGCACAGCAACAACTCTTAGCAACATCAGGTGTTCTCCCCCCAACTACTCCGACCGTTTTTTCTACAGGTGAAACAGTTGAGCGCAGTTCGCGTGACTCAGTTCCGACCGAAAAGAAGAAGAAGAACAAGAACAAAAAGTAAAAAGGAACAAATGTAAAAAACTATATATTATTTATGATTATATATATATTTGTGATTATATATATAAATGACTACTTCATTCTGGTTAAATAATCCAAATATATTATTTAAAACGGATGAACTTTCAAATATATGGCCATCAGCCGAAATGACTTTTGAGGGCAAATTAAATGCAATGTCCAGATTAGTAATATTATTAACCGGTGTAGGTTTTTTAATAACACACAAAACAAAAGTTGTATTATCAGGTATTGTAACTTTAGGGGCAATTATTCTGTTATATTTAATAAAAAAAAATAAAGCTACCACAAAAGAGGGTTACACTGACAGGGAGCTTTATAATGTTATGAATTCAGAATTTACCAAACCAACTACGATGAACCCGGTTATGAATATATTGTTGCCAGAGATTAACGACAACCCTCACAGGTATGAAGCTCTTCCATCATTCAGTCCGGTAGTGGAAGACGACATCAATGAAAAAACAAAAAATTTTGTTACTAGTAATTTTAACGACGAAAAAATTGAGGAACGGTTGTTTAATGATTTAGGCGATAATTTTACATTTGAGCAGTCAATGCGAGCATGGCATCCTATGCCAAATACAACAATACCGAATGATCAAAAGGCATTTACCGATTATTGTTATGGCGATATGATAGCCTGTCGGGACGAAACCAATAATGAAATTGCTTGTCTGCGAAATTCACCACCGCGCTGGACAAATTATTAAACTATTTTGTATTAAAGTATTTTGTATATTTTATATTATATATTTATTCATTAATTATATCATATCATATTATATAATATAATGGCATCCGTTCACAATTATAACTTTTACCAAACAACTCGGTTAGGGGATGATAAAACTGATCTTAGCCAGCGCACATTACAAAATTCCGAATTTGCAAATTACATCCTGGATAGTTTTCGCCCATCTTGCCCCATGAATAGCGCAATTGATTTTGCAACTAGTCAGCCGAATATTAATTTTACGGGCAGCCGCCAAATAAGTGTAGGGGGTGCAAATATCGCCGAAAGCTCAAAATTATTAATCAATGATATCTCGCGCTCGAAATGCCGTATTAGTTTACTAGAGCGACCCTATTTAACCATTCCTTATTTAGGGCGCGGTAAATGCGACCCGATGTTAGAATCACAAATGCAGCAAGGTGATTTTGCAAATAATAAAAAAAGTATTAACCCGAGCAGCGAAGTCTGTTATACGCCTTATTACAATACGCCGATGATCCCCTCATTACAAGCGACTATTAACAATCCAGTCAATTTAATTGAAAGCAGTGCCGCCGAAGGGTGGATCCGGGGTGGGTTACCCTCGCGCGAATTAGCCCGTGATAAAGATTATACAGAGACAATGGGACGAGCTTAAATGTTTAGCTACGTATTAAGAAAAATAAACGTAACCACCACATCAAACAGTAAAGCCATAAATATAAACGCCATTATTAGCATTTCTAATAGCGTTTTATTTTCAATTTGGTAAAAATAGAACAAGACAATAAAATAACATGGAATAGCTAGCATATCGCCGTAGTGCGCCAATTTATTCGTAAACTTCATTTATATATAGAAAAGATTTAAACTTAGACATAAGCTAATTATGAATATAAATATAAATATAAATGAATTATCAGACAGATTTCCTCTGCACCTATAAATTAATGGACACAGAAGATGAGCAAGAACAACTGTATCGCATTCAATTATTACAAGCCTTTGAATTACCGCACTGGGACGATGATAAGATAAATTCAACTATTTTAAATTTATACAGACTCGTGTCGAAAACCGATGAATTTGCGAAAGTTTTTGAAAAAGCGCTTGCGAACCAAAACATGCAAATGTTACTTTTAAAATTTGGCGATGACATAAATACCAATGAGGATAATCTCTTTCTGATTTTTACGTTCCTCTTTAATTTTACCTATTTTGATTTATTACATCGCTGTTTATGCGAATATTTGCGACGAAAAGCTATTGCACCAACCATTTTAAATAAATTATTAATTTCATTATAGTATATAAATTTATAATATATACAGTATAATAATGAGTTCCACCCGAAATATTAATTCCCGCGGCGATTATAATTTAGAGCAAAACGAGTATCTCTCTTCACGGTTTTACACTGGTTATAAACATTCCGCCCAAGGGTGTGCCTATAGACCAACTATCCCGAGCATTGGCATTACGCCAAGCCGCATGGCTCGAAATACGCTTTCGCATAATCCAATTGATATTGAATCAGCGCTCTTCGGCATAAATTCTACAAATTTAGTCAAGCCCCAGAAACCAATTCATCCGCAGCTTAAAAAAATACCTACATCTATTTTCTTTGAACGTATCCCGGTGCATATGCCCAAACCGCTGGTCGTTGAAAATAACCAGCGTCCGTATCCGATTTAATATATGAAATAATATATGAAATAATAGATATATATAATAAAATATAATATTATATATAGTAAATGGCTTTTACACGTTTTCACGACGATCCCTGTCGAATAAACAAACAATTGCAAGAATCAACTGGCGTCGGACGGTATATGTTAAATGTGCCAGGAAATGGAAGTAAGCCGTTATATATGGACGACCCTTTTATTCGCATGCAAAAATGGGGCGGCAATTTGATGACAAATACTGTAAACTTGGAAAGCGACTTGTTCGGGCTCTCCCGGAATACCAACCGGGATGATTTGGAATCAAACGAATATAGATTAAATGCCGTAAAAAGCAATTCGGTGCAATACGAAACGTGTAATCCATCAACAGATCAATCACGTGCAACCCATCCCGCTTGGATGATCCGTGATTTAGAACAAACCAAGTTGTCTTATTTGCCCTTAAACCCTCAAGAAAATATATGTTTTACTTTTCAAAATAATTTAAGCACCCGGATATTAGAAAAAGAACGATTTATTGCAAAGGCACCGAGACAATTGATTAATTGATTGTATGAATAACAATAAATAATTATATATATTATATTTAATATATATAAAATGGAATTAGCAGTGCCTTTAATTGCCTTAGGTAGTATGTATGTTATTTCTAATCAAAAAGATAAAGGTAAAGGTAAAGGTAACGAGGGCTATACAAATATGAACCAAGTAAGAAATGTATTACCAGGGGTCAACCCGCCTCGCCCGGCGATAAATTTTCCTATATTGGAACCCGTAACAAGTAACAATAATATAAATGCTTATAAAAATTCAAATCAGTATACCGATAAATATTTCGATGCAGCGCAATACGCCGAACACGAAAAACGGCAGACAGCGAATTATGGTGTTGGTGGTAGTGTCCAAACCTCTTATTCCTTAACGGGTCAACCCATTGATAAAGAAAAATTCAAACATCAAAATATGATGCCCTATTTTGGGGGAAAGGTGCGTGGTGCGACAGCTGAAAGTAATATCACCGAAAGTGTTTTAGACAATATGCAAGGTCAAGGGTCGCAATTTTTCTCCAAAAAAGAACAGGCGCCGATGTTTAAACCGCAAGAAGGATTTCAATACGCAAATGGCGCCCCAAATGTGAGTGACTTTTTACAATCACGCGTCAACCCGAGTATGCGCATCGCCAATGTCAAACCCTGGGAAGAACAACGCGTGGCGCCAGGCTTAAATCAAGGTTTTACCAATAACGGCAGTGCCGGGTTCAACTCGGGCATGGAAGCACGTGATTTATGGATTGACAAAACGGTCGACCAACTCCGGGTTGATACAAATCCCAAACAGTCTTTTGAATTGGCAGGTCATGAAGGTCCCGGCACATATTTTATTAAAAATGCGCCCACTTCGCAAACCCAAGGTGTGGTGGAAAAACATTTACCTGACAAATATTATGCGTCCGGACCGGAACGGTGGATGACGACAACCGGTTTAGAAAAGGCGCCCACCGCGCGCGGAATAGAATTGCTCCATGATGTAAATCGAACTGATACCACGTCTGAATATTATGGTTCGCGCGCTAATCAAAACGAAGGGGGTTATGTGAATAGTGAATGCCAGGCGTCGCGTCGTATCATCCTACCGGCAACTGACCATGCTACGCCGTCGTTTGTTGGTTCCGCGCCCGCGACAACCGGTGATTATGGCATTCAAAGTTATAGCAATCTCTCGAATAACCGTTCGTCGACCAAGCACGATTTAAATATGGGTCATGCGAGCGGCTTTATGAAAGCCATTGTTTCGCCACTTATGGATTTTTTACGTCCTTCGCGCAAAGAAGATGTTGTTAATAACATGCGGTCCAGTGGCAATCCATCTGCGCCTGTGCCGAACGGGAATATATATAATCCAGCCGATCGCACGAAAACGACTATTCGCGAAATGACCGAAGCAGATTTAGATTGTAATCATATGAATGTCCAACATCAAGCGGGAAATGCATATCTGGTTTCCAAACAGCAGCCGGTGGGTGTTCAGCGCGATACCACAAATGTATCACATACTGGTGTCGCAGGACCCAACGGATTTGCCGCAACCAAATCATATGAAGCCGAATACAGACAACACAATAATGTTAATAAAACGCAAGTAAACCGCCCTAATCAAGGCGGCACCCAAATGTTTAATCAAAATGATAACATTAGCATTCAAAAGCGAGACGGTGACCGTGATAATAACCGCATGTGGGTGCCAAGTTCCGGACCTACGGCAGGATTTACAGCCCGCGCATCGACTGAAACACTCGGGCGGGTTAAGGTGTCGCAAAGCTATGACCAAAATGTGAACACTGAACGCATTTCTCCCGAAATATTAAGCGCCTTTAAAAGTAATCCTTATACCCAAAGCTTGACTAGTTGGGCTTAAGCAAAATATAAATAATATATTTAAAATTATTTATATTTATTTTCGCTTACGGTATGTTTTTTTCCGGTGTGTCCGACGTGTTTTTATTTTTCGGCTTTTCTTGCCGCCACCAGATTTTCTACTAAACAAACGTTTAAATAAACTTGATGATTTAACACTAGATGATGGTTTAGAGCGTATATCTTCTACTCGTTTTATTGTTTCTGCGTGTGCCTTTGCGGCTGTTTTTCGTGCTAGAGTTTCTCTGTATTCTTTTTCTTGTGACGGTCTACGCGGAGGACGCCCCCTGGACAATCGTGGGGTTGGCATTATATTATAATTAAATAAAATAATATTATAATATTTTATTATAATATTACATATATATATAAAGAGAGAGAATGGAGATTATCAAACCGCAAATTAGCGCAGAGCTTAAAACCGCCTTAGAAAAATTAGATACTTATTATTTTATTAAATCAACTAATAACTTAATAAATCATAGGGTTTTTTATTGTAATAAATGGACCGAGGAGAACAACAAAAAAGGTCTGGATATCATAAATCTTTTGAAAAAAGAGTGCCCCCATTTAAAGGAGTCTTTTGAAAAAAATACACTAATTCAATTAAATATAATTAACGCACCACCGGACTGTAATAATCAACTTTTTCATATGGATTATCAATGTGATAGCAACAGCTATTTTATTCCGCTGGTAGAATTATCAGACTTAAATGGCACCGAATATTTACATTTTTTTGACCAACAAAACTATACCAAATATTATAAAACTTTATTACACATGTCTGATAATTATTTAGATAAACAAGATATAAATGAATATTTATTAAAGATGCATGACTTAAAATACAACGAAGATTTTTGTTTTAAATGCGCCAATTCTGATGCTTATGCTTTATTGTATATGCCTTATTATGTCTACCACCGTGGGCAAAAAAATAAGACAAATACCAATCGTTTAATGTGTAATATCCTTTTTTCAATAGAAAATAAATGTAATTTTCCTATTGACAAATATATTTTGGATTCGGAAATTGACGAGGTTGATAGAGTTGACCGCGTGTTGGAAGTGCGAAAAAATATTATAATTACTTAAAAAAAGGGCAAAGGGTTACACACTTTCAAACCCGAAGGGCTCTGCCCTTTCAAACCCAAAGGGCTCTGCCCTTTCAAACCCGTCTTCGCCCAAGGTCGTCGTTGGGGGGCGAACCCCCGCCCTTTCAAACCCGTCATCGGTCAGCACCTTTCCGAAGTCGTCGTTTGGAGCGAAACCCCCGTGAAAACCCCGCTCTAATTACCACTTGCGTCGCACGCCTGTTTTAAATATATTTTCCCACTATTGAAATTGGTTAATAATTCATAACTTTTGGCAAAAATAAGACAATTTGATGCATCGGTTGTTGGTGCAGGTCTTGTT